ATTCTCCACTGAGTGACTATTGTTGTATCCTTTAGGGTGTTGTTATCAGAGTATCTCAAACCACCAGAAGTCTTTGCAGACGTACACATCAGTACCCACAGTGACCTGTATGGTGCCTGAGATGGTGTCTATCCCTGTGAGGACACCTGTGAGGTCTGATGCGTCTTGGGCGCGGAACTTAACCCGTACCTGTGTCGAAGGCGGTATACCAGCATACTGCGCCACTACAGGGGCGGGAACAGGGGAGACCATCGACACATAATCTTGAATATAGTGTATGGTCTGTAAATCAGGGTCGTTCTCATTAAGAGGGGTGGTTAAAATAAGGGTCTCATCAGCCACTAAACGGCGAATGTTGCCGTTAAGGATGCTTGAGTCCTGTAGAGTCACCTGTACAGGGTCACCGCTCTGTAATGTCCTAAATTGCTCTGTAAAAGGCATCTTTAATATCCCGTGAGGTCATCAATAGGTGACCAATCATCATCCATGCCATCTAAGGCACTAGCGTACGCCACATCCACTATCTGGTCTTGATATGCAAGCGAATCTACCAAATCATCATGTGTTAATTTGGAGGGGAACTGGAAAATCTCATCTAGCAGTCTAGAGTTCCAGTCACCTACCTTCAGGGTGATTCTCTTGTGCTCAAAGCGCCCCTGTAGGGCCCATACCACCCTGTCTGTCTTTTTCTTGTTCCCGTGGGACAGCATCTCAACCCGAAAGTAGCGGTTCCTCTTCCTCATAAGGTCGCTCAGAGGGGACATAATGGCCTGCTGAGCGATTCCTTTCTCAATCCCTACCTTAGTAGGTCTGTAGTGTGCAACGGCCTCAAAGATGCGCCTAGCGGTCTCTGCGAGGTCCCAGCGCCCATAGATGATGTCTTCGATGAACCAATCGCCCGCCTGATTCACTCCGTTGACACATATGGCCGTGTTATCTAGGCGACTCTTAGACTTCGCGTTACCTACCTGCTCAAAACCAGCAGGGTCTACTGTGATGTAGTACTCTAGGCCACTGGGGGTCTCTTCTGCGAACTTGAGCCACTCTTCTTTGAACAACTGGGACTCTCGGGCCTCAAAACTGGCCATAAACTCCTGCCTAAAGGCAAAAGACGACTGAGAGCGTTTAGCTGCTTCAATCTCACTCGGGTCCAACAACGGATTGTCGTATGAGGTGAGGTGCCACGATTTCCACTCTGGGTCATCTCCAACTTCTCCGTACTGATACAGCTCCCAAAAGTGGTTCCTTCCCTGAGGGGTGCCTATGAACACAGCTGAGCCCTTCTGGTCCGTCAAGGCAGGTCTAAGTACCTCTTCCCATACCTCACTCTTCATGCCACCGAACTCATCCAACACTACAAACTTAAGGCTAACACCGCGCATGGTATCCGGGCGGTCTGAGCCCTTTAGGCTTATCTTAGCACCATTTATGAGGGTCAACTGTAGGTTGTTAATGTGGGCCTTCGCTATGAGGTCTCCCCCAATGTCCAGCAGGGTGCTCCATAGTACATCTCTGGCCTGCCCCTGAGTCTCAGCAACATAAAAGACGTGACTATCTGCCTTGGTGCATTGTAAGGCCTCAATAAGCAGTCTGTAAGCAGCATAGCGCGTCTTGCCACAACGACGACCCGCCGCAATGACTTTGAATCTAGTTCCATCGTTCCACACCTCTTGCTGCCAAGGGAGCAACTCTACGTTAAAATCACTCATCTAGAGACTCATAATCGCCCTCTAGGTCACTTTCGCCACCTATGGGTGACACATCGACCCCAGGAACACCCGAAATGTTGATTTGGATGGCGTTACGGCCCTTATCAGCACCCGCTAACTTGTCAAAGGCACTTACAGGCATTATACGGTCAACCACTATCTTCCAAGCTGCTGCCTGATTCTTATGGTCGTTGTCTAAGGCAGCGTTTAGGATGGAATCTAGTACCTTACGGCTCTTAGGGGAGTTAAGCATTCGCTGCCTATACTCCTTCATCACCGTACCTTCACCCTTAGGCCGCCCTACAGGGTTCTTCTTTGCCTTAGGACGCCCCGTAGGGTTACCACTTGGTTTAGTTGGCATTTTACTTTTCCTTTTCCCATTAAACGGAGGAACATGAGCCTTAGCGGCCTCTAAGTGAGGCAAAATACCTACATAAGTGGTGATATGTACTACTTAGTAGGCACTTCATATGTGGGTTTATTTGGTAGTGTTGTTAAGTAAAGGTGGGTAGTATCCAATATGTGTGGATAGTTGATGCCTTTACTTAAGGCAGTTCGTATGACCGAGCAACCGTTTAGGTTGAGAGGGAATGTAAGAACCTCTCTAAGACTAAACAACTGTGTATACATTATATACCTATATAGTATCATATTTTCAACCAAATGTCAAGCATTATCTTAACTTTCTACTAATGGCCACATAAGACCCCCTCAAGTGTGCCTTAAGCCCCCCTCCGGTGCCCGCCAGGAGTCCCAGGGAGGTACATAAGAATCCTCAATTAAATCAGGAGGCTACATAGAGATATAACCCCAGGGAATACCTCTTTTTAATTTGGCCTTTTAAGTGGAGAGGTGGCTACCACTAAAAATTAAATATACACAAGACCCCTCGGGCCCGCCTAAACCCGGCCTGTCGCCTGAGGCTACATGTCGCCCCAAGCTACACACATGGATGCACAGGGTTGACACAAGGCCACTGGTGTGCTGCCCCTATGCAACTATTTGCACACCCCTAGCACACACCGTACCCAAGTGTCAAGTGAATAATTATGTTGACAAAGGTAGACAAGTGTGGGCCAGTGTGGGTACCACTATGCTGCCTTACCTAGCACAGTACACAGTAGAACACAAGGGTTGACAGTAGTAGCACAGCTGTGTTAGTAGGGTGGCGTCACCTATTACCTATGCGCGCACATGTGGTTAGCACACATGACCCCCTCGAGTCAACACATGTGCCATTCACCATATGGATATGCACTATAAGTACAAATGATGGGTATCCACGTTGACAACTGTGGCCATACCCCTATAATGGGCGACATTGAAATCACAGCCCACCGTGGCGAGGCATAGCACTATGACACTGACACAGCAGGAATACAGCATACTGATAGCAGCAGCTCGGGAGGCGGGAGACTACGAACGGGTGGATACCCTCGAGCTACAGGCTACAATAGACCGCGAACAGGCCGTACAGGATGTATGGTTTGACCGCTACGACAATGACACACTAGACCTTTACTAGGAGTAATAAACAGATGAAAACTAACACAGTAATAGCACCGACCACGAAGGGCCACCGCATATTTTTGGAGGGCCTTAGCGCCGTAGGATGGCACGGTGGAAGTAGATACACTGTAGACTACACACTAGATACTATTATCCTAATGAAGGCCCTGCCAGATACTGTAGGTAAGACACGAAAGGTCACAGCCTCGAAAGGCGGCGTCATTGACCTCGAGTCTAAAAGGATAACTAAGTGGGCGAAAGGTAGCGAGAGTGTTTCCGTCCAGTATGACCATAACCACATTATCATTGAGAGGGTAGTAGCATGAACATACAATTAGTCCGTAAGTCCAGTAACGCTAAGACTGGACCTATACCCACCACTACGTCACCACGTAGCACATGCCCCACCGAGTGCCCACTATCGGGCAAGGGGGGCTGCTACGCGGAGGCTGGGTACTACACCCGTATGAATTGGGATAAGGTAGACAGCGGTGAGCGTGGAGTGGAGTGGGGTGACTTTCTACAGGGTATCCGCAAGCTACCAGAGGGCCAGCTGTGGCGGCACAACGTGGCGGGTGACCTGCCTCAGGACAGCCACGGCATGATAGATGACCGTAAGCTATGGGAATTAGCAGCTGCCAATACAGGCAAGCGCGGATTCACCTATACGCACTATACGATGGATAAGCCACAGAACCGCGAGGCAGTAGCTAGTGCTAACCGAGTAGGGTTTACCATTAATGTGAGCCACAATAGCCCACAAGAGGCGCTAGAGGCCACCCACGGACAGCCACGGGTTACCATTGTGCCGGAGGATTTCTGGCGCACCGATGGTAGGCGAGAGGGCACTATAGTACGCTGTCCAGCGGAGTACACGGAGGCTGTATCATGTGCTACGTGCCAGCTGTGCCAGCGTAGTGGGCGAAAGGACATAGTGGGGTTCACTGTACATGGTACCCGTAAGGGTGCTGCTAACGACGTAATAGCGAGTGTAGCGTAATGGATAACTGGATACAGTGTAGCACCATAGGCGAATTATGTGAGGTAGTGGCTGGCCTAGTGCGTGAGGGTATCACGTACACAGCTGACACAGCCACGCTTAAAGTACGGACAACGGGAGGGTACTAACGTGCTGTGCATCATAGGCACACTGTGCATCATAGGACTAGCCACAATAGCGTGGCCTATCATTACATGGTTATGTGCCATCGGGAGAAAATTGTGAGAGTATTCGTGTACTACAACTTACATAAGCAGGTCTGGAGTATTAAGGCCTTAGAAGGCCCACAGAAGGGCTTAGTGATAGGCCACAGCCCCACAGTGCTGCTACAGGACGCCACTGGCAAAGTATCACAGGCTGGACGCCAGCGGGTACTACGGGAGAGGCGTAAGAACGTACACGCCGGAATAGTAGGCACACTGGTACACACTGGCAGAGAGGGGTATTTTCCTGGGATTGAGGTCACATATAATCCGTATAAGCACGAAACATTTGTTGACAAGGACACACTAGAGCCGTATGGTGGCTCTGAATTTGCTTACATGACTAACAGGAAGGTATATACATTATGAAACAAGGTAATTGTGAGGAGTGCGGGAAACCGTGCGACAAAGACCCCATTTGTGGCTGGCTGTGTGATGAGTGTATAGCAGAACAAGTGCCAGATTCTTTTTGGGATGAAATTAACGACTGGAGTACAGAAGAATGAAACATTTTGAAATACAAAAAACACCCGCGCCCAAAGGGCGACACAGCAATACTAGTTCATGGAAAGACAAATTCGAGTCTATGCGCGTGGGGGAATGGTTCACACTTCCACAGAAAGACTACAACAGGGTGCAGGCGGCATGCTCTGCTTACTTGAAAGGCCGCTACAGCCTACGCCAGCACCCACGTAGGGCTGGAACCTATGTCATGGAGAAAACAAAATGAACAAGCCAACAGTACTATTTTTATTCAATAGCAGCTCCTACGCAGTGCAGCCGTGGCTAGACGATGGTGGCTTTAACGTCGTGTCAGTAGACTACGATGATACTGACCACAGTGAGGCGCACAGAGAGCCTGTAGAGGGCCATACAGTGCTAAACTATGACCTATCCCAGTATGGTGCTGTAGCGGACATACGCGCCATGCTATACGCTAATGGTATGCCCGAACCCTCACTAGTGGTATCCTTCGCACCATGTACAGATTTGGCTGTCAGTGGTGCGGCACACTTCGCAAAGAAGGCAGCAGTCAATCCTAACTTTCAGCAGGAGGCCGTACAGATGGCACGCCTAGCAGAGAAGTTCGGCTGTCCGTACATGGTAGAAAATCCTGTGTCGGTCCTCGCTACCATGTGGCGTAAACCGGACCACTACTGGCATCCGTGGCACTTCGCTGGCTACTGTCCAGCAGGGCCTCACCCTGAATTCCCTGAGGTGATACCAGACATAGACAGGTACAACAAAAAAACAGGTGCATGGTGTGGCAATGGGTTCAAGTTCCCAATGTCAAAGGCCATTGAGCCACTAGGAAAGGATTTTCCTGGGCATACGAAGCTGGGCGGTAAGTCGGCACGTACAAAGTACATCCGTAGCCTCACTCCGCGAGGGTTCGCACAGGCCATCTATGAGGCGAACAGGGGCGAAATAATGTCACAATGGGGGTTGACATCACAGTTAGAAGCCCCCATAATCCAAACTCAAATTGAAATGGAGGTTTAGACAGTGAGTAGAAACATGGCGTACAATGTACTGGGGCTGATAATAGTAGGCATTATTATTTGTGCCTTTATATGGCCCCTGCCCACACTGGCGACAGTGGTTACAATCATCGCTATACGGGAGGCTACAAAGTGAGGCCTAGACATAACGCAGTACTTATGTTAGTGTTCCTCGGGTGCATGGCACTAATCGTGCTCACAGGAGGCTGCACACAGATAACACACAGCACAGACGCAACATGGGAGTACCCTACACGATGAACCGTAAACGCCTAGAGGCTTACGAGTGGATTAATACAGCCGCCTGTCTAGACACACTAGAGGCACGCACAGACCTCACAGAGGATGAAGTTCAGTGGTTGTTAAATAGGATAGACTTCCTCGGCACACCTGCGGAGGTTTCAATAGCGAGAATGAAGGAGTTATACAGTGGGACACAAGCGTAAACAGCAGGACAAGCAGCGCAACCTAGTGGCTAAGCACGCCCGTACGTTTAACATGGCGCATACGTTCGTGGATAGGAAGCAGAAGGCCAAGCGTGGCCATGTGAAGCACAAGGGGAGAATAGAGCAATGACTACAAAAGTACTGGTAAGTGCGGGGTTCGGCGCAGGCTGGTCCACTTGGAACACTGAGTGGGACGGCTGCGCCACTGATGCGGGGCTGGTAGCACTGGTCGAAGCAGAGGACTTCAGTGGGGCTATAGCGTACGCTGAAGACAAATGGGAAGGGTGCTACACTGGCGGTCTGCGTGACTGCTACGTGGTAGAGGTGGCCGCTGGTGACCTGTATCAGGTTCGTGAGTACGATGGTGCTGAAACGCTGGTGGTATTTGACCCCGAAAAATGGAACAGAGGGTAGTAGAATGAATGTCTTTTTCCTGGCCAAGTGCCCCACTAAGGCGGCACAGATGCAGTGTGACAAGCACGTTGTGAAGATGATACTTGAGACTGCACAGCTGTTGTCTACGGCGCACCACCTATGCGGTGAGGGTGGGCCATACAAGGTGACCCACCAGAACCACCCCAGTGCTGTGTGGGCACGTGAATCAGTGGCTAACTACCGTTGGCTGTACGCCCACCTAGAGGCCCTCAGCGACGAGTACACCGAGAGGTACGCTAAGGTACATAAAACATGGCGGGAGCACTCACAGGCCCTCTCACGCTGTCCTGAGGGCATTAAGGCACTTAAGTTCACAGAACCGCCACAATGTATGCCAGATGAGTGTAAAAACAGTAGTACAACGCTGGCCTATATGGTATATTACAACTTGAAAGCAGATGAGTGGGCTGCAAAGGGTAGCCCCATGAAATGGTACGGGAGTACAGCAGAATGAGCAATACAGAATACCACGAGGGCTATATGGCCGCTGAGATAGCCGAGAGGGAGTACCTAGCCCTCACTATGCAGGAGCTGCTTAAAGTGGCTGAGAAGGCCATACAGGGCCGCTGGCTGGCACTGGCACAACGTGAGCCTGAAAAGGTACGTGAGATATACAAAATTAACTTTCCTGGGGAGGCATAAAGATGCGTTGTAAGAGCTGTGATACACTGTTAAACGAGCGTGAGGTAAAGAAAAAGGAAAAGTCAACAGGAGAATTCCTTGATTTATGCTCATATTGCTACGATGTGAGTCAAGAGGCGGTCAGGGAGGCCACCGAAGATGCCTATCATGCTGAATTAGAGGTAAGGGGGTTGACCTAGAGGCAAATCCATGATACTATATACACATAAGTAACACGCAAGGAAAGAACAACAGGGGTAACTACCCACCATTTCTTAACTTCCCTTTAAAAGGAGAGTAAAGGATAGTAGGGTAGTTACTACAGAGGTACCACAGTGGTACCACATTAGACGAGAGGAAGTAGAGCAATGAGTAGTTTCCACAATAGAGCTAGAGCGGCGCAACTGGTAGACTTTAAGGGCCTTAAGTGGGGTCTTTGCAGTGCCACCGACATAGATATTAGCCTAGACTGGCAGGGTAAGACCTTTATATTTACTGAGTTGAAGGGACAGGGTAAGATGTTGACCAAAGGCCAGCAGTACCACCTAGAGGGCATAGTAAAGGCAATCACGAAGGGAGGCCTCACTGCCTACGCTATACTGGCCCACCACGCCACTAGAGCATCTGAGGACATCCACGCTGCGGCCTGTATTGTCCACAGTGTATACGATGGGAAATCCTGGGTTCCAATTGAGGAGAATAAAACACTTGCAACTGTGATAGATGGTATGTATGATGCCCATCTGACTGAGTATCCACCTAAGAGGAAGATAGCATGAGCATTACAAAGACACTGAACGGGGGCCTAGAGGTCGTGATTGACCCCAACGACGCCTACACTGGTATCAAACCGACTAAGTTGCTGGAGGCCGCAGGGTTGTTGCCTTACTTTGCACTAGAGGCAGCCTTAACACAGCCTGAGAGCCTTCAGGCGGCATGGGACACCCTGACCGAGTGCTACGGCATGGGGGACTTCTCCGGTGCCTCATGGGGGCATATAGAGGGCCTGAAGTACATCTCTAAGCACGAGGAAGATAGCGACATGGAGCCTATGCTACAGTTTAAGTTGACTGATGAGATAGATTTTCTGGTCTACAGGTACGCTATTGTGGCGGTGAGTGACGGTGACGACAGCATTATAGGACGCATGGACTGATGAAATACTTAGCAGCAGCAGCACTTAGCCTAGCAGCAACGACAGCCTGTGCCGACACCAGTTATTACCTGTTCGGTGATTCCCTGTCGTCCGACGCAGGCGCATGGTCTAGCAAGGTAGACTTCCATATCAACAACGTGGCACAAGCTGGGAGCCTACTCACACAGTCAGACATACCGAGGCAGCTATCGTGCCACAAGCGGGAAGTCATTTACTGGCTAGGCACCAATGATGCGGGTTACGGCGTACCACAGGGGACCTACCAACAATCTCTGCGTGACCACATGCAATTCCTGGAAGGCAGGGGGTGCAAGGTCTGGATGGTTTTGCCTGTCGTCGTGACTCTGTCACCTGAACATGAGCAGCGCACCCGAGATGCCCGTCAGTGGTCAAAGGCGGTAGCAAAGGACTATAACAACGTGACTGTCCTGTCTGCACCTTACCTGACTGCCGACACCAGCGATGGACTGCACCCAACTGACAGCCGCCACGGGATTATTGCGCGGTGGATAACAAAGAAACTGGAGGAGAAGTAAGATGCACATTAGAATCGAGATGCAAGCAGAGGGCCTCAAACGCCCCGTCACACGTAATTACAACAGCATGAGTGAGGCTATGGATGAGTGGGACAGGTCCCTTGAGGGGGCCCTAGAGGGGGAGCGGTGGCGCTTGATTAACCTAGAGACAGGCTCAATTATGTCGGAGTACACAAAGCGATGAGTAAATGTCCACAAGTAGAAATCCTGGAATTGAAGGATAAGGTAGAGGGGCGTGATGTGGAGATTGCGCAGCTACAGACAAAGCTAAATATAGCTGAGCTAGTAATGCGTAACCATGACTGCCATGATGTGTGGTCGGACGCCATCAAGGAGATGAGCGATGAGCGTATTTAAACGAGGCACAGGCAAGTTAGAAATGACGGACGCTGAACGTATTGAGCGTCTGTATTCTAAGGTAGTCAAGCTACAGGCAGAGAACGCCAAGCTACAGGCAGAGCTGAAGCACGCTCAAGCAATGGTTGGCATGGCTAACAAGAAACTCAAGGGGGTGGAGTGATGGGTAGAGAATCATCAGAGCTGCATAGGATGGAGGCTCACATCAAAGAGCTACAGGCAGAGCTAGACGTTGCCAACGCCAATCTAAACACAGTCCGAAGACAGCGGCGAGAGCTAGAGGCAGAGAACGATAGGCTGCGTGCTACGATTGACGAGCTGTCTAGGGAGTTTGAAATCCTGGATTCAGCCTGTGACTTCTGGAAACAGGAAGCAATAGATAGGGGGTACGAGGAATAAAAACTTGACACAGGCCGATACTCCTGTATAATATAGGTATAGGGTGAAGAGAAGGCATCCTACTTACTCCTTCTCAATTTCAATTATCTCGTTTGGAGGGATAAATTATGACTGGACTAGTAACTAGCGGTATCGTAGCATTCAGCAACCTTGATGAGCATGAAGTGTTCGACGGGCAATCCACAGGTCGCTACTCGATGGTGATTAACATGGAGCCTAAGGAGGCCTCTGTGCTGGAGGACATGGGTGTCAAGCTGCGTGAGTACGATGGTAAGGCGCAGCGTAAGTTCGCGTCCAAGTACAAGGTAGACGTACTGGACATGGACAACAACCCTGTGCAGGGTGAGGTGCCTTATGGCTCTAAAGTGCGGCTGTTGTGGAAGGACGGCCAGAAGCACCCGCAGCATGGTGTAGGCACCTACCTCAACAAGGTGCGCGTGGTTGAGTTCGCTGAGCATGACCTTGATGAGACCCCAGAGGAGTTCTAGGAGTGGTAAAGCACAACAACCCCTGTGTGGACTGTGGTGATAGTACGGCGTGCTCTATCTACGACGATGGGCACACCTACTGCCACAAGTGTGATGCGTGGAGGGCCTCCTACGGGGGGTCCTTCGTTCCAACTACGAAGAGAGTGAGTAAATTAGAGATGACTGGAACAGTAGGTCCAATTAAGGACCGCAAGATTAGCAAGGCAACGTGCGAGAAGTACGGTGTCACAGTGGTTCCTGGGGCTGATGGGCACTTAGTGTCACATTACTACCCGTACTACAACCTTGAGACCAAGCAGATTACTGCCACCAAGCAGCGCAAGTGTGCTACTAAGGACTTCTACTGGTCAGGTGACCGTAGTGGTACAGGCCTGTTCGGACAGAACACCTGTCGAGGTAACGGCAAGTACATTACTATCACAGAGGGTGAGGCAGACTGCCTAGCCGTGGCTGAGATGTTTGATGCCAAGTGGGACGTAGTGAGCCTTAAGGACGGTGCACAGACCGCTGAGAGGGACATATCGGAGAACATTCAGTTCCTCGAAGGGTACGACAATATCATTCTGTGCTTCGACATGGACACAGAGGGCCAGAAGGCAGTCGATAAGGTCAAGGACAAGTTCAGCCCTAACAAGCTGAAGATTATGACCCTGCCCATGAAAGACGCTGGAGCCATGCTACAGAAGGGTAAGATTCGGGAGTTCACTAAGGCATTCTGGGAAGCTAAGAGCTACCTGCCTGTGGGCATCGTGAAGGTAAGTGAGACATGGGACGAAGTACTCAAGTACCGCGACACACCATCTATACCGTACCCTTGGGAGGGACTCAATGACATACTGCAAGGTCAACGTAGGAAGGAAATCAACATCTGGGCAGCTGAGACAGGTATCGGTAAATCTCAGACCATGCGTGAGATTCAGGACCATCTTGTGTCTTCCACCAAGGATGAGGTGGTTGGCTGTCTCATGCTGGAGGAGAGTATTGCGAAGACTACCCTAGGGTGGATGTCCTTCAAGGCTGGTCGCCCACTGCACAAGGAACTCAACACCATACCGGATGAGGAACTAAAGAAGTACTGGGAGCTGGCTACTGCTGGTGACCGTATGGTACTGCTGGACCATAAGGGCTGGGGCTCTAACCTCGAGACCTTGAAGGCACGCATCCGGTATATGAAGCACGCTATGGGCTGCAACACGATTGTACTGGACCACCTACACATTGCCTTGAGTAGTGTACAGGGAGCGACAGGTGACTGGTCAGGCATCGACGAGCTAATGACGGACCTCGTAGGCATGGTCAACGAGCTGGACATATGTATGCACCTCGTGTGCCACACGTCCGGTGACCGCACCTTGAGGGGGTCTAAGGGCATCTCTAAGCTGGCCGATGCTGTCATATTCTTAGAGCGTGATAGCCAACACGAGGACCCTGAGATTGCCAACACAACGGCGGTGGTGGTCACTAAGAACCGCTGGGCTGGCGACCAAGGCATTGCCTGCTACCTTAAGTACGACCCTGCGACACACCGTATGACTGAGTGTGCTGCACCAATTGACGACGGAGGCACAGACGGTGAGTTCTGAGGCATACATTGACATAGAGACAGACGGTCTCAACCCAACTAAGATTCACCTTTTGGGGCAACTGGTAGACGGAGTGTACAGTGAGCACTTCCAGGATTTCACCTACGAAGAAGGAGTAACGTACTATGCACACGGCGGTATTAATTTTGACTATCCTGTCCTCAATCGTCTGTGGGGCTGTGGTGATTCTAACACTGGAGCAAGCCTTCAGGACACGCTGGTACTTTCAAGACTTGCTAATCCTAGCCGCGATAACGGCCATTCCCTTGACGCTTGGGGCAGCACTCTGGGTTATGCCAAAGGCGACCACTCAGACTGGACACAACTGTCAGATGAGATGCGTACATACTGCAAGCGGGACGTGGAACTGCTCAGCAAAGTCCATAAGCGACTACAAGTGGAGCTTAGAGGCTTCAGCGAAGAGTCCATTGAACTTGAGCACCAAGTAGCACGTATCATACATCAACAGGTTGAAAACGGCTGGCTGCTGGACCAAGGCAAAGTCTGGGACCTACTGGCCACCCTCAAGGAGAAAAAGTTTGAGTTGGAAGATGAAGTACACACAACTTTTAGACCAGTCGCAAAGGCTGTGCGTGAAATTACCCCCAAAATCAAGAAGGATGGGACAACCAGCAAAGTTGGCCTTAAGTATCTTGGTGATGACTGTCTTCTGTTGGTGGGTGGGACTCACACACGTATAGAGTTTGAGGACTTCAACCTAGGGTCCCGTAAGCAGATAGGAGAGCGTCTGGTAGCACTTGGTTGGAAGCCCACTAGCTTCACACCTACAGGTCAGCCAATCGTCTCAGAGAGCGTCCTGATGCGTCTGGAGGGGTTCCCCGAGGCTGAGCTGATAGCTGACTTCCTGACAGTGCAGAAGCGCCTTGCGATGGCTCAATCCTGGCTTGACTTCGTACAAGAAGATGGTCGAGTACATGGTCGAGTGAACAGCAACGGTGCAGTCACAGGTCGCATGACACACTACGAGCCCAACATGGCTCAAGTCACAGCGGGTTCTAAGATATACGGCAAGGAGATGCGTGAGTGCTGGACCTCGCGGGAAGGGTACAAGATTGTGGGGTGTGACGCGAGTGGTCTGGAGCTGCGTATGCTGGCACACTACATGGCTGACGATGAATACACACAGGAGGTTTTAGATGGAGACGTACACACAGCTAATCAACAAGCAGCAGGACTGCCTACAAGAGATGCGGCGAAAACTTTTATCTATGCCTTTCTCTACGGCGCAGGCGATGCCAAAATTGGAAGCATTGTTGGCGGAACTAAATCAACTGGAAAACGCCTCAAAGCAAAGTTCCTCGCCAACACCCCTGCTCTCAGAACTCTTAGAGGAAGAGTGGAACAAGCTGCTAAGAGGGGTTGGCTCAAGGGACTTGACGGTAGAAGAATCTATGTCCGAAGTAGCCATGCGGCGCTTAACACGCTACTTCAAGGTGCGGGGGCAGTAGTGATGAAGAAGGCCCTAGTGTTCCTTGATGAGGCAGCTAAGGAACATGGGCTGGACTACAAGTTCGTAGGCAATATCCACGATGAATTCCAGACTGAGGTCCTAGAGGCACACACAGAACAATTCGGTAAGCTGGCAGTACAGGCAATAGAAAAGGCAGGGGAACACTTCAACCTACGGTGTCCCACCACTGGTGAGTATAAAGTAGGCGATAACTGGTCGGAGACACACTAATGAAAACAGTTGATACCCTTATAGGGGACATATACCGTCTCCTCGAAACCAAGAAGATACCGGAAGGAGTGGATATAGATGAGCAATGTGCCATATTTGGACGAGAGATGGCAGACGTACTACGAGAGCAGCTCACCACACAGTACGATGGTCGTGGTAGGCTCCGTCTATCTGGAATCGGAAAACCCGACAGAAAGCTACACCACGGTTACAACGGTGTGGAAGGCGAGCCCATCTCAGGGTCTACTTATGTTAAATTCCTGTACGGTCACCTCGTCGAGTCAATGCTTCTGGCACTGACACGCTGTAGTGGACACTCAGTTACTGAACAACAGAAGGAGGTCAAAGTTGGTGGAGTTAAAGGTCATATTGACGGATACATTGACGGGGTGCTCATGGACGTCAAGTCCTGTAGCTCATATGGATTCAAAAAGTTTCAACGTGGAACCTTACACGAGGACGACCCATTTGGATACATACCTCAACTCCGTTCTTACGCCCATGCTGAGCAACAGTCTACCTACGGGTGGCTTGCGATGGACAAGCAAAATGGAACCCTCGCATGGCTCCAGTACGACGAGAACCACGACGGAGCATCCTACGGAGACGCCATAGACTGGGACGTAGAGCAGAGGGTCAAAGATGTAAAGCTGCTCGTGGACGGGAGTTTGCCAGACGTCTGCTACGACCCAATACCAGATGGCAAGAGCGGAAACATGAAATTGCCCTCGGGCTGCGCATTCTGCGAGTTCAAGTACAAATGTTACCCAGACTTGCGCGTATTCGGATACGCCAGTGGTGCAAGGTACCTTACAAAGGTCGTACGTGAGCCTAATACACTTGAAATACCGGAGGGGTTCTGATGCCTAACTTTAGAAGCAAGCTAGAAGAGATGGTGGCGGCCCTGCTGGGCAAGGAATGGAAGTACGAGCCATTCAAGATAAAGTACACCACTAAGCACACCTACACGCCAGACTTCGTACATGACACAGGCACCGGGGAAATCCTGGTGGAGGTCAAGGGGTTCTTTAGGGAAGGTGACACACAGAAGTACAAGGCCATCAGGGACACCCTCGAAGGCACTGACCAACATCTGGTGTTCTTCCTTTCGTCCCCCTTCAAGAAGGTACGGAAGGGTGCGATGTTGAACATGGGTCAGTGGTGTGACAAAGAGGGGTTCCCTTGGTTCGTAGATGGGGTTGACTTAAAGGAGTACGCAGATAATGTTGACATTTGAAGAGATACGTGATACTATATTGGTAAGGATGGATGTTCAGGACCTCATAGAGATGCTGGACATATCCGCAGAGGAGTTGCTCGACAGGTTCGAAGACAGGGCAATGTTGAAACAAGAAGCACTAGAGGAATATATAGATGAGTCTAATTGATAACGCCACAGAGGAAGAGTGGAACCGAGCAGCCGCAACGAGCCGCCAAGTGGGAGGCAACCACTACAAGGACTTCAAGATTGAACCCATTGAGTTCATCATGGCGAACAACATAGGGTACTGCGAGGGGAACATCATTAAGTACATCTGCCGCCATCAGGCCAAAGGTGGCGTGCAGGACATTGACAAGGTGATACACTACTGTGAACTATTGAAGGAGTTGAAGTATGGGAGTTAATCTAAACGAGGAGTGGCTCACCTGTGTGATAGCAGAGGACCTGTTGTGGCACGCAGAGAACGCAGAGAGCCCCAAGATGCGTGCAGCGTGCCGCAGGGCGGCCTTCTACTACATGACATTCGACCAAGTGGCCCAGTACATGGGCTCCACAGAAGCAGCAGAGGAGGTCTTTAATGACCAGTAAGACAGTATTTGTAGTAGGGACCCCTGAGGGGGCTAAAGTAAACCAGTACGAGCACATGACGAACTGTGCTAAAGAGGCAGCTAAGTTGGCTGCTGAGATGGGTACACAGGGGGTCATAAAGGAGGTCAAGGTGCCTCCTAGCCGCCACAGAGGAGGCCGATGATGCGAGTAGTAGATGAGACGTACACAGGGCAGGAAGATGAGCCTAAGAAGCTGCTGGAGGCCATACAAGCGGCTCTGGAGGCCTCTGAAGTGGACCCTAATGGGCCTGCGGGAACCTTCTTTATGATGCGGGACACAGAGGATTCAATGTCCTTCGTTACGAATGAGACCAATCCAGCGGAAGTACTTATGCTGCTGGAGATTGTAAAGTCAGCGTTAATAGGAGCACAGTAGATGGACGAATATCAAAAGTTCATCGGAGCATCACGTTATGCACGATGGTTGCCAGAAGAGGGGCGTAGGGAGGAGTGGTCTGAGACTGTGGACCGCTACGTTGACTACATGATATATCAGGCAGAAACTAAAACAGACATATCTAAGAAGCATTTGGAAGAGTTGAAGGAGATAATGGGATGAGCGCACAGAGTAGATACAACAAAACACCCAAGGGTAAATTTGTAGCACACAAGGCTTCTGCTAAAGCACGAGGAATTGCCTTCAACTTTACCCTTAGCGAGTGGCTGGCTGAGTGGTCTCCTTACGTGGACAAGCGGGGAGTTTCCTCTGAAAGCTACCAAATGTGTCGCTATAAGGATAAGGGGGCCTATGAACCAGGAAATGTTTACATGGCTACGCTGGCAACTAATAGGCATGACACTAAGCGGTTTTCTGAGGGGGAGGCTGACGAGATACGTAAGCTAGTGGCAAGTAAAAACTGGTCTCAACGGGCCATAGCCGCTGCGTATGGAGTAGCAGACTCTACAATTAGCTACGTAGTAAACCGTAAAGGAGTCTACGCATGAGTACGATTAGAGAAGCAATCAAGGGCCTAGAGGTAGTAGGTTCAATGAGAAGTTTAATGACAGCAGGGGAGGCATTATCTCGTGACAATGTTGCAGGATTTAATTGTGCTTACTTACCTATTGACCATCCACGAGCCTTTGATGAGTGCATGTATATCTTATTGTGCGGCACTGGAGTGGGATTTTCAGTGGAGCGACAGTACATCGCCAAGTTGCCCGATGTAGCGGAGGAGTTTGATGAAAGCGATACAACGATACACGTACCTGACTCTAAGGTTGGTTGGGCTAAGTCCTTTAGAC